CTAAACCCCAATCTGCTAATAATGAGGCAATAGTGTTCCTTCTTTCAAGGTCATTTTCAGAAAAATTTGCAAACTTACCATCCAATGCAAATAGTTCTTTAAAATGTACTATGAAATATCTTCCTTGTTTGTGTAGAATGTGGCATGATTGGAATAACTTTTTGTCTTTCCTCGAGGCAACGCCAATTCTTGTTAGTGTTTCTCGAACCTTTAGAAAATCATCTGGCTCTTTTAACTGTACTTCCAGCATCTTTTCAGGATGCCAAGTATTATCTAATTCATTCATTTTATCCCACCTTTGTATAGCTTTTCTTTAATTAATTTCAATTGTTCCTTGGTGAGTAAATCTAGAGCGGTCTTGGCCTTTTCATTATTATATCCATAATACTCTTTTACACACTCAATATCTTTTATCTTACTAGCTCTCAAAAAAGGACTATACCTTTTTTTACTTCTAATACTATTTAGTAGAAACTGAAATTGCATATCTTTGTCAAGAAAATGATTTCTATTCATTTCGTTGACAAGCATTATGGTGTCTTGAAAACCAGACAGGACTTTATTGACTATAAATGCAGGGTATTTTTTGCCACACATTGTATCTACTGCAGCCATCACATTCTTTTTTGAGTGATTGATGGCGTTCAGATATTCTTTTAACTCGTACATATTAACTCCAATCGCCAAATTTGATTGACTTAGAAATAGGCACTTCTCTTACCTGCTCTGTCATTTTTTTAACTTTGAACCACTTATCTTTTATTGGATATTGACTTTCTATTTCTCTAGTGGTAACAATAGCGTCATTATGATTTGTATTAAAGGTAACATTTATATATGGATATGAATTATTAATCCAATACTTTGTTTTTCTTCCCAATCTATGACACCATTTATAATAAGATGGCCACTTATCTTGCCACTCATTAAACACATCAACTTCAATAAGACCTACTATCGTGCCAGCACTATCAATCATTCCTAAGTCAACTTGATATTCGCCCAAAGGATCCTCTATTATTTTAAATGGACCCTCTTCCATATTAAGTTGAAAATAGTCTTTTATCCAATTCTTAAATGATTCATCACGATATATTAATTTTCTAAATGCTTTTCTTTCTGGCTTATCGTCATACCCGTTCTTGGCAAAACTTTCTATTTTTTCTTTATTGGTCATTTGAATTTTACTTGCGACATCAATTCAGTCAAACACGCCACAAGATTAATCTCTTGGTCTGCTACGAAGGCAGATTTGTATTGATAGTCAGCAATAATCAGAACAGCGTGAGGTATCGTTTCTGGTTGTAAAGTTGTATACATACTGTCATAGATTTTTCTAAAGATTTTAACTGGGTCGTTGTCAAGGTTATTGACAACCCATTTTCTCATATCACTAAACTCTTTATTCTTTAAATGAGATACTAGCGTTTTTAAATTTTCATCGGATACATTAACTAAAATACCTGCGTCAATAGTTCCACTTACTGAATATCTTTGTAATTCATTAATTAGTTTTCTAAAATCTGGAAAATGTTTCTTGATTAATTCAACAAGTACTTTTTCCTCATAATTTATATTTTGTTCTTTAAGAATAAAAACTGCTCTTTCAAATAATCTACTTGCCAGTTTAGGTTTATCTTTTGGATTTACTTTAAATTCTATGTTTGAAAACCTACTATGTAAAGGTTCTATAATTCTATTCTTAAAATTACAAGTAAGAATAAATCTACAATTTTTATGAAACTCCTCTACGAATCCTCTTAAAGCAGGTTGTGTAGATTGTGGATTAAGATAATCTGCCTCATCTAATATCACAACTTTTTTACCACCAGATAGCGATACAGTTGAAGCAAAGTTTTTAATCTTATTTCTTAATACATCAATACCACCTTCTTCGGATCCATTTATCATAATCCAATCACAGTTTAATTGTTCACATAATGCTTTCGCAACTGTGGTCTTACCAATGCCTGGAGTACCAGATAATAATAAATTTGATAACTCACCCTTTTGAACAAAGGATGTAAATAGTGTTTTTAATGATTGTGGTAATATACAATCATCAATAGTCTTTGGTCGATATTCCTCAACCCATAAAAAATCTATACTCATAATTCACCTAATTCACAATGTGGAAATAAAAATTATTTGGAAATAGTGGAATCTGATTCTAATGCTATCCAATATTCAATAGGTAATTTTTTATGTTTAAAATGAGAAATAGATTTGGACGATACTGAAACATCATAATCGCCAGCAAACAATTTAAGATTTTCTACTTTAAAATAAAAAGTATAATCTGTTGTTGCACCTTCTCCAACCTTGATTTCAAAATTGTTAGAAGCAGCATTCTTCTTATCACAAATTTTAAGAACTGTATCGCCACCAGTTGTTCCAACTAATGCTAAATCTGGTGTCTTTAAAACTGCAGCCATTTTTAACAGTTGTGCAAGATTAGATTCTGACAAACTAAATGTTACATCTGTTTCTGGCATAATAACTTCTTTTTGTGGTGCCACAAGTGTTTCTTTTGAAGCATAGAAGTATTTTGCTTTCGTTCCATTGGAAGATATAGTTAAGAACTTATCTTTCAATTCAATTTCAGGTTTGTGGATACTTGTTACCACTCCCAAAAATTCATTTAAATCATAGATACCAAACTCGGCAGAAAATTCTTCCGAAATATCTGCTTTGGCAAATATGTTTCTCATAGTTGAGATTGTTGATAAAACTTTTCCAGGTTTAATTAAAATGTTTGTGTTGATTTCTGAAAAGTTTTTTAAAATGTCTAATGTGTTTTGACTTATTTTCATTATGTAATTCTCCTTCACTTATTATTCTATTATACTAAACTTTATTATAAAAGTCAAGCAAATAAAAAGGGCGCCGAAGCGCCCTCTTTGTTTTGAAATTAAATATTATTTAATGTCAATTATTTTTGGTTTCTTTTCATCTGGAATTATTCGTTCCAATTTAACAGAAAGTAAACCATCTTTTAGGTCTGCACCTTTCACCACAACATCTTCTGCCACAGTAAAGCTTCTAGTAAAAGACCTTTGAGAAATGCCTCGGTGTAGGACACTTTCGTCCTTCTCCAAAACTTCATCTTTCTTGTCTTTTGATTTGATAGTTAAAGTATTCTCCTGAGATTTTACTTCAATATCTTTTTTACCAAAACCTGCAACTGCCAACTCGATTACATAATCGGTATCATTGACTTTGCGAATGTTGTAAGGTGGATAATGATTGATAGAAGCACTATTATATTTATAGATTCTATCAAAGTCATCAAAAAGGTTATCAAACCCAACTGAAAACGGTTTAAAAGGTTCCCAATTGATTAATTGATTTCTTGTCATCTTTGCCTCCTTTAATTAAGCAAGGTTAATATAAGTACTCGACTAATTCGACATACTCATATAGTATATATAAGAATTAATTTAAAAAAATCAACCCCTAAAGTGGCGATTGTTTAAGTTATTTCTACTTCGCAGGGACAATCGCCAAACCCTAATGGTGTCTTTTGCGGAAGACACTCTACCTCTTAATGCCAGGACTTACGAGCTGCCCGACACTACTATTTATACGGCAGAATACTTATAAGCGTATTTCTGTTTGCCATATAAAGCACGGATACCAGCAGATACGATATCCAAAGTATTACCTTTGAACACCTTTCTAACACCTGCTGCTAAAATCGCTTTGGTTGGTGTACCCAAACGATAAGAAGTGCCATTTGATGTTTGATTAACATACACCATATGTCCTTCTTCTCTTAAAGTATCAACCATCGCTCTCGGCGAAGTCAAGTCAAACCTATTTCTAATAGTTTTCCATGTTACTGGTTTACCATTTGATAATAGATTTAATACTTTTTGTTTTTTTGTTAAGGCTTTTCTACCCATAATATTAACTCCTTCAAGTCATTTGTCGCCGTTGTAATACATACTAGATAGTGGCAACTTGTCCATCTAATAAATCCTTGAACCTTAAAGGTTTTGATAGGTGTCTATCCGTCTATAGACCATGCTTCGTAAGACACCTATCAAAACTTTTAATGGGTTGTGGATAGGCACGCAACTGATTTTGTCCACAATTAAGTATGTTAACTAGTATTACCTGCATACACCCAAACTCTTAATCTCCTTCTTTTAATCTTTTTAATCTTTTTTCTTTTGCAATTCGTCTTAATGATTCTTTTAATTTTCTTTGTTTTTTTAAACTAGGTTTTTCAAAATGTTGTCTTAATCTTAATTCCCTAAACAAACCATCCTTCTGTAATTTCTTTTTTAAAACTCTTAATGCTTTCTCAACATTATTATCTCTTACTAAAACCTCTATCATCCTTGTGGCCCATCTTTTTTTTCGCTATTAACTTTATGTACATAATGTTCCACTTCTACTTTTGATTTAATATAATCTAACAACCAAGGGTTATCTACAAATACTGTCATCAATCCGTTTGCAAAAGTATTAACAATCTTTTCTTCCTTATGTTCTTTTAAAGTGTCTGATATAGCATACTGATATGAAATTGCGTGGAGAACTTCGTGGAGAACTGTATTGGCACCGTGAGCACTATTAATAGTAGAACCTTTAATGCCAATCTTTCCTTCTTTGGAAAAAAACTCTCCTTCAGCATCTTCGGTACTTGCAAAAGAATCTGGCCAAATATCAAATTTATAATTCCGATATCCAATTTTAATATAATCTTTTAAATTCATATCTACCATTATACTAAATTTTTTTATAAAAGTCAAGCAATTTGCTTAAAAAAAGGGCGAATCGGAATCCGCCCTTACTACATTATGAGATAGATTTTATTGATTTATTGGATCAACTTCCTCACTATCATCGGAATCTTCTGGATCGAATGATGCTTGTCCCCAACTGGTTACATCTTCTCCGCCATCTATTTTTGTATATAAATCAGCAAAAGAGGTTTTAGTATCAGTATCAAATCGGTTAGTACACAATTCGATTGCTTTCATTTTATCTTTAAAGATAGCAAATGCTTCGATAATGTGAACTAATCGGCGAGTGGAAATTATTTCATCAACTCCGCCTTCGTAAAATGTTTTTCTGATAACATCAGCCCAAGTAACTAAATTGTTAGCAAATTCTTCGTCTTTAATAAATTTCTTTGAATATTTTCGATAAGCAAAAGCATAACCACTTCTCACTAAAAAGGCTGATAAACTTTCTCCTTTAACAAAGCATTCAGCTAACGTTCTTCCATAAACATCTTTGCCTTCGCTGATGCATTTAGGTATTTCATCTCCTATTTTTTTAGTGAGCAGAACCTTTGAAAACATTCCGCAATAGATTATTAGATCACCGTTGATACAGTCTTGTTTATATTCTGGAGCATCGATGCCTGCGAAACGAATTTTCTCACCGTTAAGAACGATGGTGTCTCCGTCAATAACCTTTAGATCATTTGCAAAGGTTTGTGAGGAAAATACAAAAAGCAAGATCAGGATGATTCTTGTCATGCTTTAAAGTAATAATAATATACTTTATTCTTAATTAAAAAAAAGTTAAAAAAAAAAAGTTATTCACAGGTATTTTATATTTAATGGAAAAAAAACTTAAAATACTATCGAGATAA